CACCTATCCCCACTTCGGGCACTCACCGCCCACTGACGAAGACGCCCGGACCGCGACCCGCTCCGAAGCGCGACTTCCATCGCGATGGCTGGGCACCGGCCGATGCTCAACTGACTCAGGTCACTGGTTGGAATTCCAAGACTGAGCCTTTTGATTGTGATGACTACAAAGCCTATGCCGGTGACCACGACATGCGGCTCGTCACCCTCCACAACATTCGCACTGACACTGCACCACTAGCCATAAACAAGTGCACACTCAGTAAGTATGCTGTGGGGAACTTCGCCTGGAATGCTGTGATCCCTCTCATTTTCTGGATCATCGCATACATCTCTGCCCCTGTCGTCTACATTATTCTGATGCTGGTCGAATCAGCCATCTGCACCTACAAGGACGTCCGCGTCCCATCCCCTGTCTTTCACATTCGCGTTCGCGAGAGGATGGTCCCTTTCTGGCGTGGCGCCCTCTACACTCATGCAATGCTCAGACGCTGCTTGCCTGACTCTCCAGTCTGCTTGGAGAAATACCTGTTCATCTATCCCTTCTACTTGAACATGATGCGGTTCTACAAGCAGGCGTGCAACCTGTCCCGCATGATTGGCATGAACACACAGATCACTATGTTGGACATCATCTTTGTCCTGAAGATCTTCCCGTTCATTTTGTTCTTCTTGTCCTACTTTCCTAAGTACTGGTGTCCCAAGAACTTGCTTTACATCCCACTGATCTACCACGCTGCGTGCACACTGGGTTTCGCTACTTGGGACTACTACTGGGGCATCCTGCGTATGGGGCGCATTTACGTGATGCTCTTAGGGTACTTTTGCATCTTGATTCGCTTCTTCTACCCGTACAGGAAGACGATTTCGTCCCGTGTCCACTGGTACTCGCCCCACTTGCTGAGTGACATCCTCTTCGAGTGTGACTGCGACTACCCAACCTTCCAACTTAGAGGCGCCACCGCTCTCAAACGTGCCATCGCCCCGCTCCAACTACCTCAGACCTTGGCCTTACAAGTGTCTGCTGGCACTAGAGCCATGCTCGAGTACGTGTTCCTGGACCTGGAGGGTTTTCACCTCCGAGGCGTGGCGGTGGGCCACACCTCGGCATAGACCCGGCGCGTGTGTACGCGTGGGGTGCACGGTTATCGGAAGTCCCAAGTGCACCTTTAAAACCCACCACCTCTTGCGAATTGCAAGGGAGGGACAATCTCATCAGGGACCGGCGTACGATGTACCGAAAGCTGCCTTTTGGTTGTTTGTACCCATTAGCCCCTGTGACTCGAGACACTTCTGATTTGCAAACTGTCATGCAGTGCATCACGCAGAGAGTTGCAACCCAACTAGTTGATCCTGACCCTAACATCTTGAACAGACTACGTGCCTTCACCAGAGACTTCATCCACAAGAACTTCGATCCGCTCAAACCTGACGAATTGATGGACTTCTACGAGTGGATTGCAGTCGCCCCCTACCCGAATCCCCGCAAACGAGAGCTCATCAAAGTTTACGAGGAGTTGAAAGGCCAGTACCCGTCCTTGAAGCAATCATCACGCGTGAATTGCTTCATCAAAGTCCAGAGCGACCCCCTGAACCATGACAACAAGTTAGGATACACACCTTACAAGGCGGGCAGGGCCATCATGAGCCGCAGTGACTATGCTAAAGTCACGATGGGCCCCGCCATCCACAGCATTGAAGAGAAGGTGTACAGTATCATGAAGCCCGACGGGCACCCGTACTTCATCAAGCACGTCCCTGTCCCTCTTCGTTATCATGAAGTCAATTCCCTGTGCAGCGCAGGGAGCCACTACATCATCACCGACTACACATCCTTTGAAGCAAGCTTTCATCCTGCTGTGCTGCGTGCCGTAGAATGCCAACTCTACTCGTACATGCTCGCAGAGGACCCTGTGCTTGCCAACTGGATACAGACAACGCTCTCAGGCAAGAATGTCTTACGATTCCGCAATGGAACTAAGGTTACAATTGAGGGCCGTAGAATGTCTGGTGACATGTGTACTTCTCTTGGCAATGGCTTCACCAATCTCATGCTCATGTTGTTCGCAACACGGGAGCAGTCCATCTTGTGCAATGGGTTTGTTGAGGGTGACGACGGCGTCTTTGCTGTTAGCAAGGTGCCTGACACCAGCGTCTTGGAATCCCTGGGATTCAGGGTCAAGATGGCTGAGGTCGATCACCCCGGTCTTGGCGGGTTTTGTGGCGTTGTCGCAGCTGACAACGGAAACATCAAAGACCCCGTCAAGTTTTTGCAGACCTTTGGCTGGACACACTCCTGCTTGTCTGGTGGGCCGCGCGTGATGCACTCGTTGCTTCGTGCCAAGGCCCTAAGCGGTATTTACGAGCTCCCGAACTGCCCCATCATTCGCGTTTTGTGCGATAGGGCCCTGGAGCTCACTACTGGCGTCGAGCCACGTTTTGATGACTTCAACTCGTACTCGAAGCCGCCGCCCAGGACAACACCACCCCCGTATGAACCTACTCCTGCAACTCGTGATCTTTTTGCAGAGCTCTTCGGGGTCAGCGTGCAAACGCAGCTCGTCGTGGAGGCACGCCTGCGTACTGCCGTTGAACTGAGTGATGCAGGGATCGCCGAGTCCCTAAGCATCAACCCTGAGTATGACTTCAACTGGTCCCGCTTCGTCTCACCGTAGACCAGTGTCCCTGGGAGTTGGCACCCACCGTGGCTTGAAACAGGCCCGTCACACGTTAAACTGACGAAGAATATGTTAAAAGGGTG